ATGTAATGTTGAAGAAGGTGTTGTAGTTCCAATACCTACATTACCGCTTGAACTTATATACAAAAATGTAGATGAACCACTTTGTACTCTAAAAGTATTTGCCCCTACATTTACTGAAGCTGTTATACTGCCTGTTGATATTTTGTTTCCTAAAGCTATACTTCCTCCTCCTCCTGTGGTTAAAGATAATAAATTATTACTACCTATAGTTAAAACATACCCTTCCCATCCTTGGTCAACTACCGATAGTTTTTCTTTATTTATACCAAAAGGTTCATTAAAGTACGCTCTACCTTTATTAGTTGTATCTAATCTATTAGTACCTAATTTCCTGTTTTCAGCCATATACTTATAAATAGAGGATTACAATCCTATCTTCAAATAGCCTATGGCTTATATTATTAATAAGCACTATACCTGTGCCTGTTGGTAGTACTGTAATATGCTGTCTACTATCGAATGCCTATGGTTGTTTTTTAATTCAAAGATCTCAAAGCCGGTAATGTTTGCAGCTAGTTTTGATAAAAAATTAAATCCGGAATCTTTCTTACTGTTTAAATCGGTTTGCATTAAATCCCCGCATATTACCATCTTTGAATCAGTACCAAGTCTCGATAACACCATTTCCATCTGGGGACTTGTTACGTTTTGAGCTTCATCAACAATAACAAAACTTTCAGTAAACGTAATCCCTCTCATAAATGCAAAAGGTAAAATCTCTATATCGCCTTCCGTTAAGTGCTTTAAAATCTTTTCTTTATTATATAGCTTATAAAAATTTTGATAAACAGGTGCTACCCATGGGTCCATTTTTTCCTTAATATCTCCCGGTAAAAATCCTATTTCTTCTTTAGACACAGTCGGCCTACTAATTATAATTTTTTTTATTTCTTTTTTGAAAAGAAGATCTAGCGCAATTTGACATGCCAGTAATGTTTTACCTGATCCTGCTTTACCTTTTAGTACGGTTATTACGTTATTGAGTATTACATCTTTTGCCTGTTTTTGCTCCTCATTTAATGTTAAGTTAAATTTGATTGGATTTTTTAATTTTCTTTTTTCTAAAGACTCTTGGATACTCTCAAACTCTAAACTCATATATTAACTTTTATTTTATATAAATAGTAAATTTTTCTTTATTTACTCAATTTATATTTAAGATTTCCACAATCCCATACTCTTGTATAACCTTTCCTGTGTTTACTTTTTATGTAAAAAGAAAAGGGCCCGAAGGCCCTAATCTTTTTCTACACTGGTATCTCTTAGACAGTACCTAAATCGGATACGAAGACTTTACCGTAGAATTCTGGACGAATCATTTTCTTTGCGTAACGAGTCAGCAAACCTTTCCTTGGTGTAAAGGTATTTGGATCGTACACAAGTGGTGTCATCATTAATGGGATATACGGAGCATATACAGCACCTGTTTCTAGGAACTGGGATCCTCTAAAGCCCATCAACATAACGTTCTCAGTCATATAAGGGTTCTTATAGACTCTGAATCTGGAATTCAAAGAGCCTACTTTTTGAACGCCCATTGCGAAATCCATCTTATCACCGTTGGTTTCGGCAGCATATCCTGGAATAGATTCTAAGATAGTTGCTACGGAAGGAGAACATACGATGAAGTTAGCACCGCCTCTCAAGGTTTTCTGGTGGATTTTGTTGGATACTTTCTGGATCTTGGTTCCTAAAGTTTGGAACCATTGTCCTTGCGTATTGTAGTAGCCTGGGCTGTTAGTTACCCACGTGGTCGTGTTAGTATCCCATACCTTGTTACTTACAGCAGACCATTTCTCTGTAGTTCTCGCATCAGAGATTAACATGTCTAGTATCTCTAAGTCGATCTCAGCGGAGATGTACTCAGACAGGGTAGACGTTAATTCTGCTTCAGCGTCAAGTGCATGGTATGCATTTAAGTCTTGGCTAAATTCAGGAGTCCATTGTGCTTTCAATTTACGGGTCTTTGCTACAATAGCCTGTGATTTCAACTCTACATTGATTTCTGGGATTCTGATTGAACCGGCTGGATTGTCTTCAAAGTCGCCTCTTGAACTATCAGTAGGCTGTACTGAGTAAACAAGAGATCCTGAGAGTAGACCTCCAAGTATATTTGCGGGTCTTGCGATTACAAACTGGAATACACTACCTGTGATCTTAGTGTACTCGGGGTAGATGCTTACACGGTTTAAGACGGTCGGTACTGTAGCTGTACCTGTATTTGATCCTGAATGCAATTGGAAAGATCTTACTGCGAGTGTATCGAATCTAGTATTGATGCCGGCTGAGCTTGTATTAAAGGTCACTTTAACTGCACTAGTTAGTAATGCAGCAGAGCCGGAGTCGTAGTTGATGTCTGCAATATTTAACGAACCTGTAGTAGCAGTTATACCGTCAGGACCAATGCTTGCTGTTAGTTCGTTTATGGAGTACCCGTAAGTACCTGCACCGTAAAGGCCGCCGTTAGCGTCAACATCTAAAGTTTCGGTTGTACCGTACATTGACTGGTTGGCGAAGAAGGGTGATTGGTTAGTTCCGTATTTAAAATCTAGATAGAATACGAGACCGGAAGGTAAATTCATAGGCTGTACGCTTACGAATTCTTTGGTGGATAATTGAGCAAATACCTTTCTTACGAGAGGTAATGCAACACCGGCCCATTGTTCAGCGGAAAAAGCGTTGCCGCCCATCGCAGCGGTACCAGTCGAGGATTGCTCAGAGATGATGCCTTTTGCTTGATTCTCAAGAATCATAGCCATGTTGTTTCTGTCGGTAGAGGACTCAAGACCTTCTAAAAGTCCTGATCTTTGCCATTTTTTAGCAAGTCTACCGGCTTCTTCTTGGAGATTTTTCCAAGGGTTTGCGGTTTCTAAAAGTTGGTTCAACATAGTGTTTTAAATTAAAGTTTAAAAGGGTTTAAATGGGTTTTTTAATTCCAGCTAATATCTGGAGTCTGTTTACTACTTCAGATGAAATTACATCTGTGCCTTCGGTAATTACTTTTTTAGGTGCTATACCTGCAGGTTTTGATGCAAATCCTCTGTTTTCGTTAACAGTGGTTTTTGTTTTTTTAGTTAAAGTAGGTACTACTGTTTCGTATACTAACTTAGCTTGACTAGTTGTTTCCGCCTTATCAAAAGCAGTCATAATATTTACAACTTGTCCTTCGGATAAACTAAATTCCTTCATAAGCTTATTTACATAAAGTAGCTTAGCATTCAGAAGATTAATCTCTGTCAAATCCTGTTTAAGTGATTTGATGGTTTTAAGAGCTTCGGTTAACTGGTGGTCTCTATTAGATGTCTTTTCAGAATCTTTTCTAAACTGTGCTAGTTCGGAGAGAAGCTCATCGATATTCGGTTCGTTGTCATCCTCGTACAAGCTTTCTTGTTCAAGTTCTGCTAAGAGCTCTTCTAATGATATTTCATCATCTGACATGGAGTCAGCTCCATCCATACCGCTCATATCCCCCATATCTCCTGCTCCTCCCATATCTTCTCCTGAAAGCTGGTCTTGAACGATCTTAGTGATTATGTCTTCTAACTTATCCATCGTCATGTCCTCAGGTAAGTCAACTTCCTCACTCTCATCTTCTTCAGACTCTTCACCTTCTTCAGATTTTTCATCTCCTTCAGGCTTCTCGTCTTCTTCAGCTTTTTTAGCTTCGTCTTTCTCGGACTCTTCTTTTGCTTTTTTTGCTTCTTCTAAATCAACAAATTCTTCTTCTTCTAACTCCATCTCATTTAATTTAGTTACAAGTAACTCTTTTAATCGTGGAGTAATTGTCTCTTCTAAAGCTGCTTTAGCATTAGCAATAGCGGCTTCACGTACCGCCTTAGCCTCAGCAATAGCTTCCTTAAAAAGGTTTGAATCGTTTTTCATACTTTAAAATTTAGGGATTTGTACGTTTATTAAAAACGTAATATATTTAATATAGTAATACCGTAATAACGATATATTGCATTAATATATATCTAAATAAAAAGTATAAAAAGATTTAATATATATTTATCGCAGTAGGCACTTACCGGCTGTTAAGCAAAGTAGTTCGCCAATTAAGTTATGAGCCTTAGTGTACCTATCTACGGGCTGCCTATTTTCATTTAGCCTTACTGGTTTCATAAACGCTCCTTTGGTTGACGGGTTAGATACGAAATCCCAGCAAACTAGTTCAAAATCATCCTGTACTTTTAAGTACCCTTCGTTTGTCTCCTTAACTGTTCCAGTACCTCTAGATGAAATACCTATTGTATGGCCTCCTTTTAAAATTTCTCTAACAATATTACCCGAAGGTGTATTTAATAGCTCTAGCCTACCAAGTAAGTCGTTACCTTCCCACCAAAGAGCTTTAACGACGTGAGAGGCGTTTTTTAAATTTACAACAGGTGAATCCGGATGATCTAATTCCCCGTATGCATTACCTACTTCTACGAAAGCTTTAACATACTTATCTACTTCTCTAGATAGGACTTCTAACTCGTATACCCGTCCATTATGGTTTTTATCGCCAGCTCTCTGTACGATCCCTTCTACCTCGTATACACCGGGCTTATTGGTTGATTCAATAAGTAGGCTCTTAAACGGCAGGTACCCTGTAATTACGTCGTTCATTTACTTTCGATTATCTTTTTGATTAACCCGGTGAAAGATTCTTCTAATTTAATTTTCTGCATACTATTTGCTGAATCAACTAGGCTTTCTTGGCTTTTAGTCACTTCTTTAGGTAAATCTTTTCTTTTCTCCTGCTTTTCAGGGGTACTGTAGTAGTTTCTATCTTTCTTTAAATTCTTTAAAGTAGCTGCTCTAGCTTTCCCATACTGTTCTTCCGTAGGCCTTTCCCCGGGGAGAAGCCCTATTTTATCTAATTCGACTCTAACCCCTAAATCAATTTCGTACAGGGAGTAATTATCTTCAGGTAAGAACATCTCTGAAGGATTGTATACTGGTTTAGAAGTTTGCTCTTTTTTACCTTCTGTTAGAACTCCTTTATTTTTAAGGATTTTAACAATATCGTCAAAGGTATTTGCGGGTACTATAAAATTAGGGAAAGTATTTTTTGCCTCTCGAACAAAATTTACTTTATCAAATTTACCTTCCGCAATAGCGTTATATTTTTCTTGTAGAGTTTTCATAAGTTTAAATTTTTCCCTCCTGGTAGTATCTTATTACATCCATAGCTTTGCTTTTGAATTTAGGGGGTTTTTTAAAGCCGTATTTCTTAAGTATTTTAGCTCCCGGTGTATTATAGCTATCTTTACCTGCAGGTGTAAACGCATACTTTGTTAAGTACCCGGATACCGCTCCAGTAGCAGATTGCTCAGTTATAGCTTTAACCACAAGCTCTCTAATCATCTTCCTAGTTACCTTGTTTGACATGTTTCAATTCCTCTATCAATTCATAGTAATTCATTAATGCAACTAAATGATTATCTTCTACTTTTTCAGTAACTTTTATCTCAGTTACATAATTTAATAGCTCAGTGAGTTTAATTTTTAAAATCTCATCTGTTATTTCTTCTTTCAGGCCTTGTAAACTCTCTCGTATACCTTTGATCTGTTCATTTATAAAAGTTTTTAACTTCTTTGTAGAAGACACAGATGTTACAAACTCTTTTAATACTGTCTTCTGTTCCGGTAGTAAGGTCTTATACTTTGTATTAAATTTTTCTAGGAGTATCCGGTAAGTCAGTAGCCTTAAATCGTCATCATACTTAGCATATTCTTCAATCAAACTTTCTCTAGAATCCTCATCAGTTAGCATAGCTTGAGTCATGTGTTCGAGCAATGTAGTCTTATTACCGATGATTGTATCTGGATCTACTAACTCCGATGTATTATGTGCTTCTATTAAAGAATATGTTGCAGCTAGTACTTTATATTCCGGTACTTTTATTGTAAAAAATTCATCCAAGTCGTAGCTATTTTTAACTTCTTTTATTAAATCGTATTTTAACTTTAATAACCTATCCCTACTTAGTTTTCTTGATATTTCAAGCACAGTTGATACTATAGCGTTAGCTTTATTAGTACTCGTATTAGTACTACTCACTACAGTCTGGTATAGTTTATTTTCTTTTGAAAGTGGTGATCCGGTACGAAAGTATTTTTGTATTAATACTGCACAGGCTGAGTCTTTACCTTCTAGTACATCAGCTGTTAACTGTTTAACTAATAAGTTAAAAAGTAAACCGGTATTCTTATACTTTGAATGTTTAATTTTATTCATTGGACAGTATTCCTTTATAAATATAGGTTATTTCTTATAAATCTTTAATATTACCTTCATCTAATAAGTCTCTCTTTTCTTCAAAAAGGTTAATTTTTTTAGATTTAAAAATATCCCTGTTTTTGTGAAATACCGCTTTAGTCTTTTGACCCTCATTTACGTTTTCATTATCCGACGGGAACCCCCCTTTCATTCCATGCACTCCTAGTCTATCTCTTCCACCTAGCGGATCATCTTGGGTACCGTAGATTGATACATGTTTAATTGGCCGTCCTCTTGGTGCTTCCCGTTCGTTATACCCCGGAGGTAGTTCCTGTTTATCATCCCTATCTGCTCTGTAAATTGTAGCTAAGTTGTGAGGCGTTCCGTACGTTTCTCCAGTCTGAGCTGGATCGTTTCCTTCGTTTTCAATTTGAGTTAATCTGAAAGATCTTTTTGCATCTTCCCTAATTAAGTCTCTCATTTCCGTGTACTGATCTTCTGAGAACTTAAGTATGTTTTCGTAGATCCAATCGCTCGATATGAGTTTTGTTTCCAGCAAGCTGTTAATAAGGTTGACCTTTTCTGTCATTAACGCTATCTTTTCTTGCTCATAAATTATAGAAGGTGTTGATAGGGATAGTTCAAAATTAGTTAAACTCTCTCCTGTATAGCCTTGCGCGTAAAGATGTATTAATGCTATCTTAGTTAATTCACTCTCTATTATTCTTTGAATACGCTCTACAGTTCTAGCAAACCTTATATCTTCCGCAGCAAGAGTTGCTTTACCCTGTAACTCTCCTTCGTACCCAAAATACGCTTTTGGTATTTTTAACGCTGCAAATAACTTGTTTCGTAGGTATTCAACATCTCCAGTACCGTCGTATTGTAGACCAGGTAGAGTTTCTATTTTTGTCGTTGTATCGTTTCCTCGAATAGGTATATAAAAATCCTCTAACATGTTTTGCATGTTGTACTTCATATTGTACTGGCCGGTCTGCTGGTCTACGTATGGAGTCTTTTTTACAGCGTTTATGGTTTTTTGCATAAACTGCTCAACTTCGTTTGCTGGTATCGATCCTACGTTTACGTAAAAAATTCTTTTCTCCGGTGCTCTAGCTATTCTATGAAGTAGCATAGCATCTTCCATTAGGGTCATTTGTTTAAAAACCTTTCTTCCCGGTTCTATGTATGATCTCCCGTAAGGTAAGTAGTTAGCATCCGATAGTAGCCTAAAATGAGCTACTTCGTAGTTATCCAGCTTTATAGCGTTTTTTTGAGTTTGAGGCATATACCCTGGATCTAAAGTGGCCATCAGCCCGTCTAGGTCTAGTATAAATTCAACCTTTGAAGGGTTTTCTTTATCTGAACCTTCAAACCTCGACATGTTGTAGATGGAGTAAGGTAGTACGTTATAAACTCCAAATTGTTCTGAAATCTCTAATTTTAAGAAAAAATCTCCGTACTTACACATCTGCCTCACCCATGTCCATAGGTTGAACTCAATGTTAAGTATGTCGTAAAAAAGGTTATCTAATATCTTTTTAATATTCTCATCAGATGTATTTACTGTTAGTAACTTACCCTGTTCATTTTTTAACGTAGCTTCATCAGCAATAATATCTAAAGCGGAAGCTATAATTGGATCTGTATCCATAGCTTCGTAGTCAGAATATAACTGTTGTCTTAAAGTTTGATAGTTTAGGTTAGGGTTGTAGATATTAAGGTTTCTATTTACATACAACCTCGTGTACCTATCCATTAGAGAGTTAGTACGGTATTTTCCAGTAGCCTGTATTTGATTAGTATCAGCTACCTTGATCGTAGTTCCTCCTACATTTCTAATTATAATGTCGGTAGAAAAAAGTCGCCTTAATCTACCGAAAACGCTAGTATCCGCCATATTTTAAAAAAGCCAGTTTAAATTTTCTGTTTCTCCTCTTGTATTAGTCATTTGAAAGTGGGCATTGGGTGGTGGAGCTTGATTATAAATATGCCTTCTATCATTTAAGGTTGAAATTGTATTAAGTTGTGCTCTTGTAAGCTCCATTCCCTGCTGTCTCATTCTTATAGCAGTGTCCCTCACATACATTCCTATGCAGTATGTTACGACTAGGTCGTCGTTGTACCCGGGCTGTGATTGGGGTTTTCCGTTTCTCCAAACAAACACTCTAATCTCTTCTAACAATCTTTTAGATCGAATAGTTACACTTTTATCTCTAAAAAACTCAGTACCTTTAGCGATTATCAATGGACGTGTTTTCGCTGTTGTTGTAAACCCTGGTACGTTATCCCCTTTTTCTACTTTATTGAAATACGTATCAATATCTAGCTGATCGTTTCTAGTAGAATAGTACAGGTTCGGATAGTTCTTCGCTAGTAGTTCTTCTAAAGTAGCCCAGCCAACAGAAGCATTTTCCACTACTAAAAGTGCTCTATTATATTCAGCACCTATTCCGTAAAGTAAACTAGCAAACTCTTTCGGCGGTAACTTACCTTTATATTCTGCAACCTGTACTAACCTCTCTATGTCAAATATGTGAAATGCGGAGTAGTCTGCGCTATCTCCTCTAGCAACGTCAGCTACGAGTATGTAGTCTCGACTATAATCCGGATACTCCCATATCCACAGGTTTGAGTCAACACCTCTTCTCTCTAATGGTTCTATCGCAACGTTTTCTTCGTAGTATGTAATATGATCGGGGTCAAACACTGTATCCCCGGAGGAAAGAAAAGAACAGTCACACTCCTGTGCTGCCATTCTTGTACCTAGATCGTTGTCTTGTTGTACTCTCCAATCATCACTTCTCTCTGGATGTACTCTCCACGGTAGTTTAATTGGTACAAATGAATTATCCTTTTCTTCTGCTTTTACCCATGTTTGGTGAAACCAGTTACCTACCCCGTTGGGGGTTGATAATGCAATACATTTACCCCCTGTAGCTAAGGTTTGTTGCGCTGAAGCAAAGGTTTCGTCAATGTTTTCAATAAATGCAGCTTCATCAATTATTAATAACGAAACAGCTTCAGATCTAGCAGAATCACTGTTCGATGATACGGCCTTAGCTTGTGATCCATTGGCTAGCCGAATCGATAGCTTATTATTTTCAACACTCTTAACTTTTAACCAAACCGGTAAATTATCGTATGCAAACCTAATCTTAGTAATTAAATTCTTAGCAGTACCTTGGGTAGTTGCTAATGCTAAAATGTTTTTGTCTTTTTGAAAAAGAATTAACCATAGGGAATAACCGGCAACTAATGTAGATATTCCTAACTGTCTGGACTTTAAAACGATATTATATTGGTTTTTTCCAAACTGATTAAGGACTTTTTCCTGGAAAGGGTATAATTGAAATAGTATCCTACCTCGTGTTGGGTTCTGGATGTATACATACTTCCGCATGAAGTATATAGGATCCTTAGCGCAATTTATATACTCTTCCTTAATTAAGGTTTTTATATTAACTGGCGGTTGTTCGCTCATTTACCTAATTTCCAAAGCAATTTGAATGAGCCTTGTGGGGTTAAATCTTGATTTATCCCTACACCCACACCAATTACTTTGCGTTTTTTGGTTTTGTATAGAATTTCACCC